ATTGATGGATGGGTACAAAGTGCAATCATCATGGTTTTCGGATGAATACATCACAATCAACCAGTTGTTTCGCCGTTGTTTGGACACATTGGATTTGTCGGATTATTGGGTTGTCAATGGAACGCCACAACAATATTTGTATGATGGCACATTGTTAAACGAAGATAATGCGGCCCGATTAGGGTTCGACATGTATAAACTTTTTGAATATACATTTTTGGAAAATTTTGATCCGTTTACGGATGTCAAAGTTATTGACACGGTTGGATGGCAAATTGAACCAAATTATATTTCAGCAAAACAAGCGTTGGAAAATGTGTTGTTGATGTTTGGGGCGCGATTCACTCATGAAAATGGCGCGTATTATGTGATCCCATTCAACGCGTATAATAACACGACATCAATCAATTTGCGTCAATATTCGTATACCGGGCAATATATCGGGACGACAACATATTCACACCGTCAAACAATTGGCAACGATGTTCGGCCATTGTGGATGGCAAAACCATCATTGTACTATCAACCAGCTGCACAATCGGTGACAATAAACACGCATCGTCAAAATGTGGCAAAAGCGTTGCGCAGTTACCCAAATACATCATCATCAACATTGTCGTTGATTGCCACGGATATTCCAACCGGAACATCACCGGATGCCGCACCGATGCGCATTCGTTTTATGGCAAAATCATTCAAACGATCCGACACATTGGGTGGGGTTTTGTATGTCGAAGATTCAACCGATGTTTACTACAATATCAGGTTGCGGAATTCGGGTGGCTCTTATGTTTATTTGGACGCGAATGGATATTGGTCCGCATCGGGGAATTCGGGAAATCAATTGTATCGCATGCCAACCAAAGACATCAAAGGCGGTTGGATCACATCGGAATTTGAATTGTCGGTGACAACCGCGCCGGTCGGTTACACCCGATTGGAAGTCAACATGTTTGTTCATGGTGTTATTCTTTCCTATTCGGGCGGTGGCAAATGGAAAAACGGCAATTCAGCGTTGAAGGATTTTTGGGGTTCAATTCAGGTTTCATTTGCAGATGCGTCACCATATCAAAATGCGGATTATATTTTTGACATCACGGAGGTCATCACCGCATCCACAGCCAATTTGGCGAATTCAACACCCATCACAATTGAATCGCCATATTATACGGATTCCCTGAAATACGGAATTGGTAATTGGTTGGTGTTTAACGGCACAACCGATGTTTTGGCATCGGATTGGTATGGCGGTTGGGATTCAATTACACACGGAACAATCACCAAAATGTTGGGGTTACAAATGGCATCGATTTACGCCAATTTTGTTCCGGTGGTTCGTGGAACATGGATTGATTCCGGGTCATTGACTGCAATCAAATCATTATATTTTGACAATTATTCATGGGTTTTGAACGGGGTCAAATACAATTGCCGTTCGGAACAATGGGATGGCGAATGGATTGGTGTTTCACCAGTTTATACCTTGACAACATCATCCGGCGAAGGTTTAAAAGTCGAGCAATCACAAACCGGGAATCTGAATAATCGTTTGAATTATGTTGAATCAGCGGTGACAAATTTGAATTCAGCGATTTCCAATGTTCCGCAACAAGTTTTGGAACATTTGGTCAATGATGCCGAAGGCGCGCCCGCATCGCAGCCAACATTGAACACCCGTTGGGAGGTGATGTTGAGTTATGACGATTCAACGGAATTGGTTAATTGGCGGATTCAGGAACACAATGCGCCCATCACATACACGGCCGGGACACACACCATCACCAATGGTTATGAATTAATTTTGTGCGATTCATCCGGCGGAACGGTTACGGTTGATTTACCTGATCCGACAATATCAAAAGGTAAAAAATATTATTTCAAAAAAATTGCATCATCACATTCGGTTGTCATCACCGGCGGCGGGTTTGATATTGATGGCAACCCAACAAAGGTTTTGAATACAAATTTTGAAACATGCACAGTTATCAGCGATGGAACGCAATGGTGGCTGATTGTTCAATAAATGTTGCAAATGTTTATTGTCACGATGTTATTTTCGAAGCATTATGGCAGAAGCATCAATTGACATCGTTGCCGGTTACGATGGATTTAAATATTTCGGATCGGGGACGGTTACATCCGTAAGTTTTGACGCGTTGGTTGTTCAGGCCGACACGGTGTTCACATCGTTCACAGTTACCCAAGAAAACGGAACATCCACAAATGTTTTGTCGGCTCGTGGCATGTCCGGAATTACTTTTCAACAAGGCGCATATTTGCCCGCCGGCAAAGGCAGCAAAATCACCGGATTTGTAATCAGCACCGGAAGCGTAATCGCATATTAAAATGATTGGAATCAGCGCATTAGGAATTGGCATTCGAAGCGCACAATATTTGGGGCAAGGTTGGCCCATCGTTGTTGCGTACAAAAGCCGCGTGACCGCCGATGGCGGTTTCTATGAAGGTGTTTCATGTATGTTAAACAAATTAAACAATCTATAAATGTCAGATTTATTGAATTCCGCGTCATTGGTGATGATTCCAAGCGGGTACAAAGAGGATGTTGTATATTCTCAAATTCCCACCGACGGTTCGGGCGATTTGTCCTTCACCCGAGCATCCAACGGCACACGCATAAATAGTGCGGGGTTGGTTGAGGTTTGCCCGTGGAATTTGTTGCAAGAATCAGAAACTTTTGATTCAGCAACTTGGACAAAAACAGGGGGCGCATCAATTACTGCAAACAATACAACCGCACCCAATGGGACATTAACTGCCGACAGAATAAATTTAGCGGCGTCAATTTATTCAGGCGCATATCAATTTATTAATCAACCAAATGGTGTTTACGCAAATAGCATTTATGCAAAAGCGGGGACATTTAATTATTTATTTGTTTTAATTAACGGGTCAAGCGGTTATTATGTTTGGTTCAATCTAGCAACGGGGACAATTGGCTCAAAAGGTGCAAATATGGAGGGAACAATTGAAAGCGTTGGCGATGGTTGGTATAGATGTACGGTGTCAAGAATTTTGAATAATGACACAAATAATTATCATCAATTTGGGTTTAGTAATGCCGAAGATTATACACCAGCCACAACGGGAACGGCATATATTTGGGGCGCACAAACCAACATAGGCTCAACCGCCAAACCCTATTTCCCCACTACCGACCGCCTAAATGTTCCACGATTGACCTACCAAAACGAAGGCGGGGGGTGTCCGAGTTTGTTGTTGGAGAAGCAGAGTACGAATATTTTGACATATTCCGAAGATTTTAGTAACGCGGCGTGGACTAAATCAAATGCCACTATTACGGCAAATGCTACAACCTCACCCGATGGCACACAGAATGCGGATAAATTAGTTGAAAACACTTCAACGGGTGAACATTATATTATTAGAGTTAGCGCAACATCAACCATTGGAGTAGCGTATACATTGAGTTGGTATATGAAGGCGGGAGAAAGAAATGCCGTTTCGCTGTATAATTACTCAATGAATAATTTGACAGCAATTTTTAACGCAAATACGGGAGTAGCAACCTATGTAAGCGGGGGTACAAGTTATTCGGTTAGTATGGAAAGCGTGGGGAACGGATGGTATAGGTGTATTGCAACAAGCAACGCAAGTGACACCAACCAGGATTTTGCTTTGCGATTAGTTCAAAGCGGAACTACAATAAATTACACGGGTGACGGAACAAGCGGAATCTTTATATGGGGCGCACAAATTGAAGCATCATCTTACCCCACATCCTACATACCAACAACCTCAGCAAGTGCCACAAGGGTGGCGGATGCTTGTTTTAAGACGGGGATTAGTTCGTTGATTGGGCAGACAAGCGGCGCGGCATTTATTGAATTTAATTCGTCATTTTTGGAATCATACACACAAAGGATTTTTACTTTGTCAGATGGCACAACAAACAATGTAATTGGATTTCAATTAACGGGTGCCAATCAATTGGTTTTTTATGTAGAAAATGGAGGAACAAACCAAGTTGTAATTTCAAAAAGTTCACCCGCAATTACTTTAGGTAGCAATGTAAAAATTGCCGCCGCCTATGCGAACAATGATTTTGTATTTTATGTCAACGGAACGCAAATAGGAACGGACACAAGCGGAAGCGTTCCCGCTACAAGTCAAGTTAGATTTAGCGAAGCCAACGCAAGTGCATTCTATTTGGGATTAATTAAACAAATTGCGATTTTCAAAACCCGCCTAACCAACGCCGAACTCGCATCACTAACCACAATTTAACACAATGAAATCCTTTAATAAATACGAGTTCACCCCAAGCGAATGGGCAACACTCCAAAAAGACATACAACAAACCACAACAACCCCAAGCGGGGAAACCATTACAACTTGGAAGGATTGCGCAGTTGTTGAAATTGGGTTTATTTGTTTAGAGTGGGGGCAAGTGGATGACAAACCCGTATGCACAAAGCAGAGCGACAAATGGGCGGTTGACATTCTGTTTTATTCAGAACCACCCGCAGAGTTTACTCCGTTTGAGGTTTATCCCGACCCGATGGGGATTCATACATTCAGCGGTGATGACAATTTGTATTTACAAGCATATTGCAAGAAGTTTCCTGACTCACCCTATTGTGTAATTCCCGATGAAAAACTTTAATGATACAAGTGCGGTCATTGCAACTGCTATTTCAGGCAGTTCAGCTCTCATCACTTTCACGCAAACTTATCAGCCAATTGTTACTTTTTGCGTGGGGATTCTTGGTATTATATCGGGCGTGTTGGCTGTGGTATATTACCACAAGAAAATCAAGAGGATAGATGGCAAAGGCAACTAACTCGGTAGCGTTTAGGGCAAAGCCAAAGAACAAACTCCGCAGACACACAAAGCATATTAACAAACACAAATCGTGGAAACCCAAAAGAGGACAAGGATAAGTTTCAAATCCTACTTTGAACCAACACCAAAAAGATTCCGTGTGCTTGGAGATTCCATCGCTGCGGGATCGTTGTTTGTTGCCGGGTTAAACATTGACCATCCCAAGTTGATGCTTATCATTGGCATATGTGGTGGACTCGGCAAGTTTATCACAAACTTCTTCACGGATGAAACAAGTTAAATTCAACGGTTACTACAAAGAAGAGTCACCGAAATCACAAATCTATTTGCATCACACCGCTGGTGGTGGTGACGGAGTGGCAACCTTCAAGTTTTGGGATGCCGATCCAGTAAACATCGCAACCTGTGTTGCGATAAGTCGGTCAGGTGAAATCGTGCAAGGGTTCTCATCTAAACATTGGGCGTTCCACTTGGGTTTGAAATCTGCACACTTCAAAGGGTTACCATTCATCAAACTTGACAAGACATCCATCGGCATTGAGATTTGTAATTGGGGTTACTTGGTAGAGAAGAACGGCAAGTTCTACAACTATGTCGGCAAGGAGGTCAAGGATGTATGCAAACTTGAGAAGCCATACAAAGGATTTACCTATTTTGAGAACTACACGAAAGAGCAAATTGCATCAACCAAAGAGTTGTTGTTATTGTGGCGTGAGAAGTATAACATTGACTTGACATATCACGAGGACATTTGGCAAGTTACCAAAAGAGCTTTGAGCGGAAAGAATGGAGTGTTCACTCACAACTCGGTTCGTGCAGACAAAATTGATGTCTATCCGCACCCTGATTTGGTATCTATGTTGCAATCACTTTAAGTTGCTATTTGATTACGATGATATTCCAAAGGATTAATTTTCACGACAACAAACTGCCTGTGTTCAAGGAGAACAAGGCAAAGGGGTTCGTGACTTTCGGAGCAGACAATCTCTATCCCGATTTTCTCGTAGAGTTATTTAACAAATCACCCAAGCACAATGCCATCGTTTCTGCAAAAGCTTCTTATATTGCTGGTATTGGTACTGATGTTTTCGGACAAAACACCACCGACATCGCCAAAGCCGAAGCAAAGTTAAAGAACATAAACGCTTATGAGACCTACGAGGAACTCAAAGCAAAGATTGCATACGATGCAGAGTTGTTCAATGGGTTTGCAGTAGAGGTTATTTGGAATAAAGCCAAGACCGCACCATCCGAATACTATCACATCCCATTCAAGGATGTTCGCAAAGGTCTTGAGGGTGAGTATGTGTATTGTGCGGATTGGACTGATACAAAAGCGGAGAAGATTCATTACCAACCCTACAACCCAATCACGAGAGAATCAAAGCAATTGTACTATTGTCAGTTCTATCGTCCCGGTGAAGGCACTTATCCGCTACCTGATTATGTAGGTGCGTTGAAATATATTGAGGTTGACACCGAGATTTCCAATTACTACTTGAATAGCATCAAGAACGGATTCACGGCACAAACTCACATCCAGTTGTTCAAGGGAATCCCCACACCTGAAGAAGCTCGTGCAACTGCAAGACGATTCAAGGAGAACTATCAAGGCACGGACAATGCCGGTGGTTTAATTATCCAATACAACGATCCGACCGAGAAGGAATCAATTATTTCAAACCTTCAGCCATCGGATTTTGATAAGCAATTTGATTTGTTAAATAAGACCGTTCAACAAGAGATATTTGTTGCACACAAGGTCAACTCTCCAATGTTGTTTGGAGTGCGTGTAGAGG